TTAAAAGAAAGGTAAATGGTGAGTAGTATGGAGAAAGCTAGAAGATCACTAAAGATTGAAGATCTTAGATTATTAGCTCAATCTATACGTGAAGAAGCTAAAAAAGAAGAGAATAGAGAATTTATTCATATTCCAATTGATCGTAAATTTTTAGGTTTAAGAGAAGTTGAAAGACAAAAATTAAGAGAAATTTATGATAAGAAGAAACATCAGGTAATACAAAAGTAACCATTCTATGGGCGTTTGAGGCTATGTATTATATGTATTACATGTATTACCTGTCTTTTCTATTGTATATATAATTTCTCTTTTTCAAACTTTTCAAAACTCCGTCAAAAGTTTTAAATACAGGTAATACCTAGTACTACATGTAATATCAGTGAATACAGTGCACTACATAAAATACATGTAATACTTTTTGTTTGTGATCTAATAATAAATAATAAAATATATAATAAATTATAATAAAAAGAAATAATAAAAAATATAATAAATATATAGAAAAACTGTTTACAAAATACAATTTTTATGATATAATGTATATATAATTAAATAAAACATAAATAAGAGGAGGAGATCACAATGAAGAAATATACATTTAGTACAATATCTCATTCATACGGAGAATGGAGCTGGGAAAGAAGAGATGGTTTAACTAATAAATATTATTGTCAAGTATTTAATGAGGACGGATCATTCGCTGGAATAATTATAAAAGATACTTATGAAGAAGTAGTAGAAGAACAAAAAAGAATTAAGAAAGAAGGAATAAACAATGACTAACATAGAAGTGATCAAAAGATTTTTAAATAAAAGAGCTGGACATACACCGTTAAGACTTACACAAAATGGTTATAAAGAAATGACACTTAAAACAAATGGATTAGAACTTATTAATTATTCAACAAGAATTGCTTACTGGGAAAATGGAATTCTATATCTTAATACAAATAAATATTCTAGAACAACATCTAAAATTCAAAAAGATCTTAAAGATTTAGCTATTTCTAGTGATCTAAAAATAATAGAATATAGTAATTAAAAAGTAGATAATATATTTACTTTTTTTTTATGTTCCCTTATAATTAAATTGATAAAAACAAAGGGAGAGATCAGATTGTCAGATAAAGACTTTTTAAAACGTATTATTAAAGAAGAGAAGTTGGATGAGAAGACAGCTAATTTTTTGTTGAAATATTTATCTGCTTGGCTTAATAATCAAGGTATAGATCTCAACGTGGAAACTATTACTTTATTAAATGAGAATAAAGACATTATTGATCGTCTTAAGATAGAATATGCTAAAGAAAAGATCTTAGATATTACAGAAAGAAAAATCATTCTTAGTGATATAGCATCCGGTAGAAAAGTTATAGAACAAGCAAGAATAACTCAAGGGGTTGTTAATTATGTTCAAGTAGAACCTACATTCGGTGAAAGAATAAATGCTATCAATGCTTTGAATGATCTAGATAAAGAAAGTAAAGAAGATGACTTTGAAAAGATCTTAATTATTGATGATATAAATGAAGAGAATTCAAAATATGAAAAGGAAGACATAGATGGCTAATATAAAATTAACAGATGTAGTAGCACCAGTTTATAGACAAGTTCATTTAAATAGAAAGAAACATCTAACTACTCATAATTATCTAGAAGGAGGAAGAAATAGTGCTAAATCATCAATAGCATCAATAGAAATTATTCTAGATATGTTAGAAGATCCTCATGCTTCATCAATTGCTATAAGAAGATTTCAAAAAACATTAGAAGGATCTGTTTTTAATCAATTCTTATGGGCAATAGATTTTCTTAATGTTAGTGATCAATTCACATGGACTAAATCACCATTAAGAATTAAAAGAATAGGTACCAACCAGACAATTGAATTTGCTTCTTTAAATTCACCAGATGACTATAGAAAGATCAAATCAATGAAACCTGGAATTAATACATATTTCAAAAATTGTATTTATGAAGAATGTGATGAGTTTGATAGTTATACTCAAATTCAAGAAACTAATATGACATTGATGAGGGGCGGAAAATACTTCAATTTCTATTATGTTTCTAATGCTCCATTTAATTCAAATCATTGGTACACTATTAGATCTCGTACTAAGAGAAAAGATTATTATTATCTTCATACTACTGTTTATGATATTCCTAAAGAATGGACAACAGATGCTCAATGGGAAGACATAAATGATATGAAAGAAAATAGACCTGAAGAATATAAACATAGAATATTAGGTCTACCTGGAAATAATGATCTTAAAGTATTCACTAACATTTATGAATATAAATATGACAATATAGATGAGAAAGTTCTTAGTACATGGGATGAATTTGCATGTGGTTTAGACTTTGGTTATAGACCTGATCCAACTGCTTATGTAGTATGGTATTATGACAAAGTTCATAAAGATCTGTATTGCATTGGTGAAAGATATGAAATCAGATTAAAAACAGAAGAGATTTATAATCGAATTCGTGATTGTCAAGAAGAAACTCATATAGAAGATCGTATCACAAGTGAAATAGATGAGCGTATAGTTGATGAATTATATGACATGGGCTTAGATATTGAATTAGCAGAAAAAGGACCTAAATCAAGAGAATTCGGAGTTAAATGGCTACAAAATTTAAATCACATTTATATAGATATAAATAAGACTCCTAATACATGGAGAGAATTTACTGGCTTTGAATTTATCAAAGACAAATACGATAATATTACAAGTAAGACACAAGATGGAAATGATCATACAATTGATGCTACAAGATATGCAGTTGAAAAATATTGGAAACATTCAAATGTCGAACTTAGTGATAGAAAAATATTTTAAATAGAAAGGAAAATGATATGATTAAAATATTAACACAAAAAGAAGACTGGACAATAGATGATTATTCAAAGATCTTTAATAAAGTAGATGCTGTGTTAAGTAAAAGAAGTGATCTTTATGAAAGATACACAAGAGGATCTTCAGATAGTTCTATGATGTCAGAAGGTGATGAATTAAATGTTCCTTTTGAAAAATTCATAGTAGACTTAGCAACTGGTTATCTATCAGGAGTTCCAGATTATGAAGTAAATATTCCAGCAGAACTTGATGCTAATGTTAGAAATAAGATTTTTGGTAAAGAAGTTCTTGATGAAACTACTATTAATGAAATGAAATCTATTATTGATTATATATCACAATACAATGATGATCCAAGTGAAATCTATAAACTAACTAAAGATGCTTTATTATATGGTGCTTGTTATGAATGTATGTATGAAAACTTAAATAATGAAATAGTTTATACTCATTTAGATGGACTTAATACAGTTGCTATATGGGACACTTCTATTCCCGCTAATCTTAAAGCTATAGTTTCAAAATATTCAGATCAAGATGAAGATGGTAATACATTCAATTTATTTAGAGTTATAGACGAAAAAGGAATTAGAGTTTATAATAGAGATAATAAAAATGAGATCACAGAACAAGAAGATCTTAAAGAAGAACATGAATGGGGAGATGTTCCAGGATTTGCAATTGAAATCGATTTCTCCATTATAGAAAACTCTGAAAGTGTAATTCAAACTTATGAAAATTTATTAACTAATATTAAAAATACATATCAATACAATGATGTTGATTGTAAGATGAAAATATCTGGTTATAAACCTCAAAATAGATTAACTATAAAAGATCCTAATGATCCTAATAAAACAATCATCAATCCTGATAGAATTAAAGAAGATGAATATGTACTTCAATCTAAAACATTCTACACTGAAGAAGGGGGAGATGCTTCTTGGTTAATCAAACAAGTAGATGCTGGAGGATGTACTACATTGTTAAAATATTATGTAGATAGTATATTCCAATTAGCAGGAATTCCTAATACTGCAGATTTAGCATTTAATAGTGCAGATCTAAACGCATCAGCAATAGATAGAAAATTCTATGTAATGAATATGAAAACACAAGACATTGTTAGTGAAATGAAAAAAGCATTACTTAGAAGATTTGAATTAATATTTAATAGAATTAATTTTAAGAATAATACAAAATATGATTTCAGATACATAGTTATTGACATACCTAAAAATCTACCAAGTATGACAGATGAAACAGTTGATCAAATGATTAAACTTAATGGAATACTAAGTGAAGAAACTGTTATTGAAAAACTTGGTTATGATTATGAAACAGAAAAAGCTCGAAAGGAAGATGAAGATGGAAATAACATGGACATCAATGAAGAAGACATTACAATCGAAAATGAAGAGGTTGAAGAGCAATCAACAAAAGAAGATAGTAAGTCTGATGAAAGAGATGAAATCACTAAAGAAGAACCAAGTACTAACTAGATCAGAAAAAGAAGAAGCTCTTGAAATGAATAAAGAGCTTTTTTCTCTAACTGGTACTAAATTCAAATGTAGAACATTAAGAGAATATTATTTAATCAAAATCTTATATGAATTATTAACTGCTTTAAAAGAAACTAACATGGATCAATATTATAGAGATATATTAAATCAATATTATGATAAGACTAATGTCAATAATAAAGTGATTAGAGATAAGTTAATAGATGACACATTAGAAGGTTATTATTACAACTATGGCTACACAGAAGGTCTATATCAATATTGGCTAAAATATTATTATCCTACAGTTCTTAATTTCACATCATTTCTAGCAATATACTCAGGTGATCTACTTCCTTATACTACTTTTATAAATACAACTAATACAGCATTTAATAAATTAGATAAATTTATAGAAAATCAATCAGTAGAAATGATACGTAATGAGATGTATTTACTTTCTGGTATCATAGAAGAATATGAAGAAGAACTTGGTTATAAAATAAGATTTGTATGGGTAGCTAAAAAAGACGAATTAACATGTAAGATTTGTAAATCATTAAATGGTAAAGAATTTAGATATGTACCTGATTTAGCACATCCCAATTGTAGATGTACTTTAGAACTTAAGAGGGAGATGAAAAAGTGAAAGACGAACAAGAATACATTTACTATAGAAAAAATGGGAAACTATTAAGATTTCCTAAAAAAGATAATACTACTTTATTCAGAGGACTTACTCAAAAGTATGATCCAAATTATGATAAGTCAAAATTAGACAATCAAAATGGTTATGAGTCTTGGACAGATAGTTATGATCTAGCTAAAGAATATGCAGGGGAAAATGGTTATGTATACTCTACAGAAGTTTCTAATAAAGATTTGAATACAGAAGATATATTTGATGAAAATGGTGATCGTTCTTTAGTTTATTGGAATGATAAACCAGTAGCACTTCATGGTGTTGAAGGTGAAGAATTCATGCTATACACAGATCATGACGATCATGACAAATTAGAATATAAAGAAATAAGTTCTCCTTCTAATTCAGAAGATAAAATTGAAACAAGAGATAAAGAAACTTCTACTGATATGAGTGATTTAGATGAAGCATTCACTGTACAAGAACAAACAGGTAATAAAGTTTTCTTAAATGGAAAAGAGATTAAACAAGATAAAGATAACAAAAGAAAACAAAATGCTGAAATGAAAAAAGAAGAAAATAAATTTAAAACAAATTACTTATCTGATAAATTAGACGAAGACGAATTCCATGATAAATTCTGGGAAATGTCTGATCAATCTTATGATAAATTATCTCCAGAAGATAGAAAAATAATAAATTCAGATTATGTAGGAAATGAAGAAAGTACATGGATCAATTCTACAGTAAGAGAACATGGAAATGATAATTTAAGTGATAAAAGAAAAGAACAAGTAGATGCATTAGATAGAGCTACTCATACTTATAAACACGATGAAGATCTAACAGTTAAAAGATTTGACCAAGGAGATATGTTAACTAATGTTTATAAAATAGACACATCGTTAGACAGAGAAGAAATAGCTAATGAAATGAAAAAACACATTGGAGAAATAAGAGATGAAAAAGGTTTCATAAGTGCTTCTTTAGATGAAGCAGGGAATGGTTATTGGGACAATTTATTAGTTCATTCTGAAATAAATATTCCGAAGGGATCAGATATGTATGTAACTGAAAACTTAAGAGAAAGTGAAATTATACTACCAAGAAATTCAAAATTAGAATTAAAAGATGTAGAATTCAAAGAAAGTACTATTCCAGGAATGGAAAAAGAATATGGACATGTTATATTGAAATATCAATTAATAAAAGAAGATAAAGAAGAAAAAGGTATTTCTAATGAAAGAGTTATTCAATTAAAAGATAGTTTATATGGTGCTAATATGAATAGATTAAAAGAAATAGCTAAAGAAATTGCACCTAATTGGAATTTAGATAAATACTCATCAGATAATGTCAAAGACAAACAACAATTGTATATGATGTTATTAAAAAAATTAAATCAAATGAAGAAATAATTTTTCTAGATAAAACATTTACAAAAGAATATAAAACATCTATAATTAAATTAGATATAAATCTTAGAAAGAGGAACAAATGAAATTCAGTATAATTATACCAGTTTATAATAATAAAGAATGGCTTCCTAAATGTTTTCAATCAATCTTAGATCAAACATTCACTAATTATGAAGTTATAGTAGTTGATGATATGAGTACAGAAAATGTACAAGAAGAATTTGACATATTTCAAAAGAAATTTGATGAAAAGAAAATTCCATTTAGAGTCTTTCATAATAAATCTAAAAGACTAAATGGAGGAACTAGAAATGTTGGTATTGTAGAAGCAATAGGTGATTATATTTTAGCAATAGATTGTGATGACTGGCTTTATAATAACACAGTATTAGAAGATATTAATAAGAAATTAAATGATGAAGATATTATGTTTTTAGGTTGTGTAATTCATAAACCAGATGGTGATTGTAATCTAATTCCTAATCATCAAACTTGGGATGAAGCATTAAAAGGATGTCTTTGTGCATTATGGACTAAATGTGTAAAACGTGAAATATTACAAAATTGTTTAATGAAAGAAGGAACTTTATTTGAAGATCTTGGACATCATTATAGATTAATGACTAAGATTAAAACATTTACTTCTTTTGGTAAACCATCACATGTCTGGAATAGATTTAATTCAAATTCTATTTCAATAGGAAGAGAAGACTGGTGTGATTATAGATTTAATTTTTGTCAAGAGATGTGGGAACTTATTCAACAAACTACAGATCCTGAATTAAAACAATTTTTTATAGATGCTTTAAAATTATATTTTAATGCTTGCAAGGAGAAAGTAGATAGCTTATGATAGAACATGCAAACATAATATACATGCCTAACATTTCTCCTCTTGGAGGAATAGAAACATGGGTTCGTGAAGTAGTAGAGATGTATAAAGATTATGACATTGCAGTAGTTTCTAAGTTCTGTGATGAAAATCAAAAGAAGTTAATTAATAAGTATTGCAAAGTATATATACATACAAATCAAAAAATAAAAGCAGATGTAGTATTTATTAATTATGACCAAACTATAATTCCCTTTATAAATGAAGAAGCAGATATCTATCAAGTAATTCATGCTGATTATACACAAACGATATATGGTGAAAATGTTAGACCTAAACCTCATCCAAGAATTAAAGCATTTATTGCTATTACTAAATTCTTAGAAAATAAAATGAGAGATATGTTATCACCTAATAAAGTAATTCAAATGTACAATCCTTTAACTATTCATAAAATTACAAAACCAATTATTATAGTTAGTGCTACTAGATTACATAAACATAAAGGTTTTGATAGAATGGTTAAATTAGTACAAGAATTAGATAAGAAAAATATTTCATATTTATGGTATGTTATAACTGGAGATTTACACAATACAATAGATAGTCCTAATGTGATCTTTATAAAGAACAGACTTAACATTGATAGATTTTTAGCTATAGCTGATTATGTTGCTTTATATTCAGACAGTGAAGCAGATAGTTATACATTAAAAGAAGCTCTGTATAGAAACATACCTATTCTTTGTACTCCTCTTCCTTATTTAGAAGAAATTGGAGTTAAAGACGGAGTCAATGCTTATATAATGAATTTCGATTGTAGCAATATAGATCACACAGTAGAAAATATTACTAATATACCAGTTTTCAAATATAAGAAACAAAAGAATGAATATGATAAACTATTATCTAATAAATCTTCTCATTATTGGAAAGATTTAAATGAAAAAGTTAAAGTACATTGTATTAGACAATATTATGATATTGAAGAAAGTGAATTAAAAACTCCGAACTTAGAAGATCCCTATGAAGATAAAGAAAAACATCCTAATAGATGTACATGGATCACAAAAAGACAAAGAGCTGATTTACTAATTAGTAAAGGTTTAATAGAATTAGAGGAAGGAGGATAGATAATATATGAAAAAAGAATTTAAGTTAGGTGATAAAGTTAAAGTTATTAAGAACATTGATATTAATGGAAATGAAGTTGATCAATATGATCCAATTTATATTGTAACTAATATTGATGGAAATAATATAGAACTTAGTTCTGAGAAAAATGGAATGCTATACAAATGGGCAGTAATCAAAAAAAATAATTTAAAGAAAGTAGAGGAATAATAAATGACATTTGATGAAGTATTAACAGATCCAAAAATGCAAGCAGAATTTGATAAAAGAATTGCTAAAGCATTAGAAACTTCTCGTTCTAAATGGGAAGAAGAATTAGAAGCTAAAAGAAAAGAATTAGAGGAAACTGCAAAATTAAGTGCAGAAGAAAAAGCTAAAAAAGAAATTGAAAAATTAACAAAAGAGAATGAAGTATATAAAGCTAATGAAGCAAGAAGAGCTATGAAAGATAGTTCATTAGAATATATTAGAACTAAAGGTTATTCATCTTCTATTGAGAATTTAGTTGATCTTGGTTCATTCAAAGATGAAACTGAAATGCAAGAAAGATTAGACAAAATCAATACAGATCTAAGCACTGCAATTTCTAATGGTTTAAATGATAAATTAAAACAACAAGGTCTTAAAGATTTAGGATCTAAAGAAAATGCTCCAAGTGACGAATTCAACTTTGGTTTCACTCCAATAAAAAATGATTAATAATCATTTACAAAGATGCTAAAAACATCTATAATTAAATTGTAAATATATTATATGTCGTGGGCTAAGAATTCTCCGTCCCTGAATTACATGAATGCGATGGGTAAATATATTTAAAGTTAAGACTTAATTGTTTTGACATTAGATGTATTTTACTCATCGCTTTTTAGTAGAATACATCAAAACAAAAATTTAGAGAAAGAGGTAAGAAAATATGGCTACAGTAAATTATGCTGAAAAATATGAAAGAGCTTTAGCACAAGCTTATCCTAATGTGCTACACTTCAGCGAACTTCACAATACTGAGAACAATGTTAAATACAAATTCTTAGATGCTAAAACTATCCATATTCCATTCTTAACTACTTCTGGTAGAAAAGATGTTAATAGAGATAGTATTGATGGTTCATTCTCAAGAAATGTAGACAATGACAATCAAACATTAACATTACAATTCTATAGAGAATGGAGTACTTTAATTGATCCAGCTGATATGGATGATACAAATCAAGTATTAACTATCACTAATGCAACTAAAGTATTTAATGAAACTCAAAAGTTCCCTGAAAAAGATGCTTATTTAGTATCAAAAATATTCAAAGATTTTAGAGAAGCTGGAGGACAAGTTAACACTACTGAATTAAGTACTAATAATGTATTATCAGTATTTGATACATTAATGGAAAACATGGACGAAGCTAATGTTCCAGCTGCAGGAAGAATTTTATACGTTACTCCTTCAGTTAAAACATTATTAAAACAAGCTTCAGCTATTTCTAGATCTATTACAGTAGATGGTTCAAATGATGAAACAATCAAGAGATTAGTTTCAAGATTAGATGAAGTTAAAATTGAAAGCGTTCCTTCTACATTAATGAAGACTGCTTACAACTTCACTACTGGTTATGCTGCAGATGCTGGTGCTGGACAAATCAATATGTTCTTAGTTCATCCTTCAGCAGTAATCACTCCAGAAAAATATGAATTTGCTGGTACTGAAAGTCCAAGTGCTTCAACTAAGGGAGATTACTTATACTATGAAAAATCTTATGAAGATGTATTTATAATCAACCAAAGAAAAGATGCTATTGCTTTCAACATTACACCAGGTTCTGGCTCATACTAGAATAAAGGAGAATATAAATGAAATTCACAGAAGTATTGCAAATGACAATAGATAACTTAGGTGCTAACTATAATTCCGAAGATAGAAATGTTTTAATAAATATTTTAAAAGGAGTTATCAATTCTGCATCATTCATAAGTAATCGAGATATAGAATTATATGGGGCTGATGAAACTACAGAAATAGAAGATGAAAATCTATCTATATTAGCTGCAGAAATTATCACAGCTACTACATGTGCTTATTTAGATCGTGGAGTTGAAAATGTAAAATCACAAAGTGAGCTAGGTCAAAGCAATACTTTTGTTGATTTTCAAGAAAAGTTAAGAAATGATATAATCAAAAATGGAAAGAGGATCATTAAATGAGTAAGCAATTAACAAGACTTATTTCTTGTGATCTTAATAAAGTTACTAAAACAACTACAGACGATGGTGATTATATAGAAACTTCAATTAAAGTAGGGACATATTCCATTATTACTCAAGAATTATCTGATGAAATTAGTGCTAATATTTATGGAGCTAATCTTAATAAAATAAGAAGAATTTCTTCAGTTCATAATATATTAGAAATCTTACTTAGAAGTAAATTAAATAGTTCAGATGATAATATAAGTAAATATAGAATAATTTTTAATGGAGAAGTATATAAGATCACAGATGTCAAATCTAAATATATTGATATAGAATATGTAGGTTCAGATGACAACAAGATCAGTTGGTAATTTAAAGAGAATATTAGAAGACGGAATTTCTCTTAAAAATATAGAAGAGATATTAAATGACACAGCTAATAAAGTATATGATGACATAATTTCATTAGCTCCTGAAGACACTGGCACTTATAAATCTTCTATAAAGATATCACCTGTAGAACATCAATCTAGAAATCACACTATTAAAATATACACAGATTTGAATAGTGGTTGGAATAATGTACCATTAGGTTGCTTATTAGAATGGGGAACAGGACCTAGAGGAGAAGAAACTAATTCTTTTGACCATGGTTATCCGTACAGAACTACTCCTTGGTTATATTATAATGAAAAATATGACAAATGGATTTTCACATACGGAATGATAGCTAGACCTCACTTCTATCCGGGGTTATATCTAAATGAAAAATATTTTAATCAAAAAATCAAGGAGGTTATAACTCGTGATTAATGATTTGAGAAAAACTCTACAATCTAAATTAAAGCAAATAGAAAATTTAAATTGTGGTAAACCAAAAACAGACGATGTAGTAGAAGATAATGAAATCTACTACGGTTATGAATTAACATATTCAGTTAACTCTTCAGATCTTGGTTATCAATACAATGATTATTCTATTACTTTAACAGGAAGATTAGTTAGTAAAAATAAAAGTATTGCTGTGATGGATGAAATAGCACAAGAAATAGCTCAAGTATTAAAAGAGTTAAGATTTAAATATACTATTCAAGATGTCACAGAATACAATACTACAAAAAAATTAATTATTAATGGAACAACTTCAATGGATGAAGTTAATTACAATTTAAGATAAGGAGGAATTAATTAATGGATCCAGATGCTAAAGTACAAATCGGAACTATGGGAACTAAACTAGAATATTCTACTAATGATGGTTCAACTTGGAAAAGAGTATACGCATTAGCTAGTACACCAGATTTTGGAGGATCACCAAATAAAATTGATACAACAACATTAGATAATACACTTTCTGAAACTTCAATCAATGGTTTACAACCTGCTAGTGAAGTACAATATGAATTTAATGTTCAAAGTTTAGTTGATTATGGTAATGAAGCAAATATCAAATTAATCAAAGATTTAGCAGATGCTAAGACAAATGCTAAATGGAGATTAACTAAAGCTTCAGGAATTACATTTGAATATTCAGCAGTACCTTCAATAAGTTATTCTGCTGATGAAAGTGGTGGACTTGAAAAATTCGTAATGTACCATGATTTAAAATCAGACATTACAGTTACAATTCCTACAATCACATCTAACTAAGAGAAGGTATGAAGTTATCTTCTCTTATGTTTATGATTTACGTAAATGATAAACAAATTTAATATAGTTAAATTTAGAAAGAGAGAAAAAATAATATGAATAATGAATTAATTAAAGTTATCAAAAATGATAACGGTGAAAAAGAGTTTCACTTTAAATTTAAATCTAAAAAATGTATTGACTTAGAAAAAGCAACAGGAAAACAATTCTTAGAATTATTACAAGATATTTCTTTATATAACATCACAAGATTATTAAAAGCTGCTTGTGTATCACCAGAAAATGTAGATGAATACCAATTATTAGATGATTTAATGGAAGATCTTACATTAGAAAGAGTTATGTTAGATATAATCTATGAAACAGCAGTTATTTCTGGTATAATCAATAGAAGTGATAAAGATAGAATTGAAAAAGAACTTGATAAGTCAAAAGAAGTAAATTTAGAAGAAAAAAAATAGATCTCTTTGATACTATCCATACGTTGTATATAGAACTTGCAAAATGGGGATACCATTTAGAAGAATTATATGCAATGAGTATCAAAGAACTTCTTTTCTCATTGAAATATATTAGAGAAGGTAAAGCTTATGAATATTGGAAAATAGGAATAGCTGCTGGATCAGGTTTCAATGCAAAGAACTATCCAAAAGATCCAAAGACACTATCTCCTGAATTATTCGAAAAGAAACCTTCAGTGAGAATGCCTAAATGGCTTGAAGAAGATTATGGAAAAAAGATAAATCAAATTTATAGAGAAGGGAGAAATTAAAAGTGAAAAATGAGTTAAGTGTTTCATTAAATTTAAACACAGAAGCTTATGAGAATTCTATAAGATCTGCTCTTGACACATTCAATAAATTTCAAACTTCTATTAATAAATTAGATCTAAATACATCTCAAATAAGTGAATTATCAAAAGTATTTAAAGATGTAAGAAATACAGCTATTAAAGAATTAGATCAAATAAAACAAAAATGGGAAAAACTAAGTGATAATAAAATCAAATTACAAGCTGATACTAATATATTAGAAGAACAAATTTCTAAATTAGAAGCTGAATTAAATAGAACTCATAAAGTTCCTGTAGCAGAAGCTCTAAGAAATCAAATTGAAAGTCTTAGAGAAGAACTTCAAAATAAAGGAATTCAACTTGAAATAAATGATGAAAAACTTGGAGAATTAGAAACAAGATATGAAACTATTATTAAAGATCTTCAATCTAATCCATTAGAATTTGAATTTGATGATAAATCACTTATTAAATACAATACTGAAATTGATAATATAAATAAAGGACTAGATAGAACTGGTAAAGAATTAGATGAAGTAAATGAAGAAACTGGTAAATTAGATAGAACATCTTCAAGACTAAATCTAATGGGAAGAATATTTTCTCAAATTAAGAATTCAATAGCATCAGCTATCAATCCTTTAAACCAATTTAGAAAACAATGGAACACTATAATCATGGATGATACATCTAGGTTCGGTGCTACATTTAAAAATATAAGTAATAATATAACTGAATATTTAACTCCAGTGATAGAAAAAATAGCTACATTAATTTTAAAATTAATAGCTTATGCAAATGAATTCTTAAAAGCATTATCTGGAGGTAAAATAGACTTATTTAAATTATCTGCTAAATCTGCTAAAGAAATGGCTAAATCAGCACAAAAAGCAAATCAAGCATTAGCTGGTTTTGATGAAATTAATGACATTGGTTCTAAAGATCAAGGAAGTTCAATAGCTAGTCCATTTACTTCAGATGAAATAAAAGGTCCTGATTTAAATCTTGAATGGGTAGAAAAATTAAAAACTGCAGGAGAATGGATAAGAACTAACTGGCCTATAATCATAGGAGTTTTAGCTGGGGCTGGAGTTATAGCTTTAATGTTAAAATTCTCAAATGCTGGTAAATCAGTAGGAACTGGAATAGATACAATGCTTACTTCATTTGGTAAAGCAGCAGAAGCAATTGCTATACTTGGAGGAATAGCATTAGTAATTCAATCTCTTACTGGTTTTATGGAAGCATTTACAGAAAGTGGTCTTACATGGGATCAAGCACTTGAATTATTAGGAGGAGCTATTCTTGATATAGTAGCAGCATTTGAAATAATGGTGATTACAGTTGATAAACTAGGAAATGTTACTCCTACTGCAATATTAGCAGCAATTACAGTATTTGCTGGACTTGCATTAGTATTAACATCACTAGCATTAGTAATATCTACAGTTTCAAAAAATGCAGATAAAATGGACATCGTAGTAGCATCTCTAGCAGCAATCTTTGCAGAGATATTATTACTAGGAGTAGGTCTTGTAGCATTAGGTGCTGCAGCTGAAGCATTCCTACCTGGTATAGCAATAGTAGTTGGAGGAATTTGTGCAATACTTGTTACAATGGCTTTAACACTACCTACTATATTAGAAGCAGTAGGTAATTTCATAACTAAGATAGGACCTACATTAATTGAAATAATAAAAACAATTTCTAAATGTATAACAGTTATCATTGATCAACTTGGTAAATCACTACCTCCAATAATTAAATCAGTAGGAAGTGTATTTACTTCAATCTTCAATGGAGTTTCTAAAGTTATAGATACAGTTGGAAATACAATAGTTAAGATCTTAAGAGAAGCAGGAAGATTAGCTGATACAGTACTTAGTTCAATAATTAAATTTGTAGAACAATTAGGACCTGCTATAAATATATTTGTAGACAATGCAATTAAAGCAGTAACTAAATTAGTTAACTTCTTAGTTTCAGCAGTTGAATATGCAGCTAACTTAGTAGTTAGGGGAATGAATAAAATAATTAGATCTATCAATGGAGTTTCAAAATATGTTGGTATAACAATACCTGAAGTTTCAGAAATTAGTATTCCAAGATTTGTTCCAAGATTAGATGTTGGTACTGGTTATGTTCCTCAAGATATGTTAGCAGTAATTCACCAAGGAGAAGCAGTTATACCAAAACAATTCAATGATCAAGAATACTTTGGAACAGGAAATGAAGAAGTAGTTGTTAAATTAGATCAATTAATAGAAACATTAGAAAATAAAAATATGACAGTAAATATTTCAAAACAAACAATTGGTCAAGCTAGTGTAGATTATCAAAGATCAGAAAATAGAAGACTTGGAAGGAGGTTAGTATAGATGGTATTACAATATAAAACATCATCTTCAGGAACTTATAGTGATTTTCCTACTCCTTCTACTTATTCTATAGATATTGAAGATTTAGATGCTAATTCATATAGAAGTATTACAACTGGAAATTTAATTGATCATGTGATTAGCAAATCATGGAGTAAATTAAAATTAAATTATAAATATTTAACAACATCTCAAATTAAAGATATAATGACAATATTGAATTACAATCCAATTTATATTAAAGCCAAAGATCCTGCACTTGGCACTGACTATGTAGAAATGGAAATGAGATGTTCCAAGAAATCATGTGAAATGTTAGAAGGACAATTAGGTTATAGTGCTAGCTTTAATCTAGTACAAAAGAAGAAAGTAAGTGGTCAATAATGTTAAAGATATATTTTGATGGTACTTTATTAAATAGTGATTATTACACAGAACTAACTAATAAAGATACATTATTTGACAAATCATTTTATTTAGGTAGTACAGCTGCTAATTCTTTTTCTATATCATTAGTTAAAGAAGCAGTTAGTACTATACCTGAAGTAGTTACTATTTATGACGACACTGAATTAATTGCTACATTACAAGTAGATAATGTAGAAGAAAATGATGACGGTACTATAACTTATGAATTAATAGATTACATGGTTAATTTAGATGGTTTTACATATAATGCTAAACCATTAATAGATAGTCAAGTTCAAACAACAATATTAGAGATATTAGAAGACATTTGTGATCAAGCTGGTATAACACTTGCTACACAAAGTTTTATAAATGACGATCTTATAATAACATGGTATGATGACAGAATTTCAGCTAGAGATTATGTTTCATATATAGCAGAAATTGCTGGAGGTTATGCTAGAATAAATGCTTCAGGAGAATTAGAAATCATAGCATTTTCTAATACATCTTCTGAGACTATATCACTAGAAGATGTTTCTGGTTATAAAATAGGAGAACATTATAAGATCACAAAAGTAGTATATGATGATGAAGTTAGTACACATTATGAAGCAGGAGATGAAACAGGGAATGTTTTATATTTAAATCAAAATAATGTTTATATAACTTCTCAAGAAATATTAAATAAAATATATAACTCAATCAAAGATTTTGAATTTTATAATATCACCATTGATAATTGTGAAATAGATATTTCTAATCAAGTAGGATCTATTATAACATTTACAGATGGAACTAATAACTATCCAACTATTTTAGGAAAAGATTTAACTTATAATGGAACATGGCTTGGAGGTTATACATTACAATTAGAAACTGAAAAACAATCAGAAACTAATATCTCTGGTTCATCAGATTTCTATAAAAACGTAGAAACAAGATTAAATAGAGATGAAAATACAATTGAATTCTTAGCTGAGCAAATCCAAGAAGTAAGTAATGAGATCACAGGAGCTGGAACATTAAATTATACTAATGCTGCAGATGTACCTATTCATCAAATTATTATTTCAGGTGAAGCTAGTCTACCAGTAGTTAGATCAAATGAAAATGATCCATTTGTATTAATAGCTGGTCAATTCAAAGTTCAAGAATGTTTTAAAATTCAAATAATAAAAAATAATGAAGTGTTTAAAACTATTAAACTTCCTTTCAAAGAATTAAGATATTTAAATTCAGAAGTTAAAGATACATTTGAAATATTAGAAACAGAAGGTACTTATACAAAAAGGGTTGGAGTAGATTACAACGGAGACTATTATGAATTAGCAGATCCAATAATTACTACTTATTCAGATCTTCAAATAGATAGTCCCGGAGGTAATTTTAATCTAACAGTTATACCTACAACAGGAATTAGTCTATATTCAAAATACCTATTGCAAAATGATTACACTACTTCATTTGCTACTAAAGCTTATGTACAATCTTCAATAGATATATCACAAGACGAAGTATTAATTGAAAGTAAATCATGGACTGCAGATTTCACAGAAAACTATATCGAAGGAACTACAATAGATCCTGAAACAGGAGAAGAAATTCCTAATCAAGTTGGTAACCAATTAATTGCTAGTATAAATACAAAATCAACAGGACAAGTATTAATAAATGCTAGTAAATTAGCTAATATATCTGCAGATAAAATTAATCTAGAAGGTTATACTACAATCAATAATGGTTTTACAATAGATACATCTGGAAACATGTCTTGTCAAAATGCTAATATTAATGGTAGCTTAGTTACAAGAGATGGAGTTATTACAAATCTTATCTTCCCTGCAGAATGTTGGGGTTGGTACAAAGAAAACACTTATGATGGTCAGTCAGGAAATGCATCTTGGATAGGTTGGAATGTTAGTAGTGAATATGATGCAATATGGCAAAGTTTTCTAAACTTTAGTGTAAGAATACCACCAAACTTTATAGTAGAAAGTGCTAAAATATATTTAAGACACACACCTATGAGATGGGGAAATCCAAATAGCCAAAGTCAAGAACAACCAGGTAGTTGTAAAAATATTAAATTATACAATGTTTCAGGATTAGGTCAAACAATTACAACAGGATTATATAATAGTTACTATTTATCAATAGGCGGAACAGAACCAACCTTTGGAAATCCTATTACAAATACAAACCTTACATTTAGCGAAGATGTATTTCAAGAAAAAGAAACTGCTGATTTCAAAAATATATTTACTACATCAAATGAACCACAAACATATAATATAGTAGTCAAGTCAAGTGATACTAAAACAGCAACAAAAAAAGTGTTAGATGACCCTTGGTATTATCTTGGAATAGATACAGGAATTATGACAGGTTATGCAGAAGTTATTGGTTATCTTAATTTAAATACTGAAAATTCCAATAATAGAAATGTTCAGATCACAGAATATAATGAAGAGGAAGGAGAAATAGTTCATGGACAAGAAGAATAAAAATAGAAAGGAGAAAAGATTATGAGTTATGTAAAAACAACATGGGTAGATGATGAAACAGTTGCAACACCAGCAGTAATGAATAACATTGAAGATGGTATTGAAAATACTAATGGAAGATTAGTTAATATTTCAAATGAAGTAGATGAAGATTATAGAGTAAATGTATTATATAGTAAAAACTTGTTTAGATTAAAAGCAACAACAACATTAAATGGTATTACTTTAACAAATAATGGTAATGGTACATTTAATTTAAGTGGAACTGCTACTGCTAATACAAGTATATATATTGAAGTAAATCTAGGTGAAAGCAAATTACAAAATGGTTATTATACAATAGCAAGAAAAAGCACAGGTTATACAGCACAAGTTGATTTATATCAAGATACAACTTGGAAAGCAACACCTATATATTCAGCAAGTACAACATTAGTATCAACATATAATTTATCTATACCAAGTGGAGTTAATAAAGTAAGATTTATTATATATGTAGCAAATGGAAATTCAGTAAGTTTAACAAATGAAAGTGTAATGTTAAATAGTGGTGATAGTGCTATTCCTTTTGAACCTTATATAACACCTTCTATAAATGTAGATGGA